AACTTATTCCGGACACCGTACCCGTGCCGCCAACCGACGTGACCGTGCCAACCGTAGGCGTCGCCCAGGAAGGGATGCCGCCAGCCAAGGTCAATACCTGGCCATTTGCCCCAGCAGCCAAAAAAGAAGTGGCGCCAGCGCCGGATTGATACGGTACTGAACCTACCCCACCACCAGCCAAATTTGTCGCCGTTGTGGCCGTTGTGGCGCTTCCCGCGGTGGTCGCCGTCGCAGCGTTGCCGTTGATTGATCCTGTGATCGTGTTGGTGACGGTCAAGTCCAGCAACGTGCCAAGGCCCGTAATGCCGGTGTAAGCGCCGCTGATCCTGGCGGTGTCGATGGTTCCGCTGGTGATTTGATTGGCGGCAATTGCAATGCCAGTTGCAGCCAAGGAAGTTAATTGCCCTTGGGCGTTGACCGTTGCGGTCAATGTTTGGCTGGCGCTGCCATACGACGCAGCCGATACGCCCGTATTGGCGATGCTGAACGTTGTGCCAATTAAGGATAAACCCGTACCCGCGTTATATGTACCAGCCCCCGAAAACTGCGTCCAGGGCATGGCCGTGACGCCGATTGTTCCGGTTGATGCTGCGGTGGTTACCCATCCGGTGTTCAGCAAAGTGGTTCCGGCTTCAATAAATGTGAACGCGCCTGGCACTTCCGACCAGTTGTTCATGTCCGCGGTGCGTGTCCAACCGCTGGCGCTGGCTGCATAAATGCCGTTTTGCGCCTGGTTGGTTTGCGCCCTGACCAGGATGCGGTCGCCCGCGGTCAGGCTGCTGGCCCAATCGCCGTTTGTTTGGGTTGCCAGGCCGGACAACGTAATGTCGCCTTTGGTCGCGTACAAACACGATGCCTTTATATCCAAACCCTGGGCGACGGAATCAACGTATGCCTTATTGGCCACGTCGGTGTCGGCTGTGGGCGATGCGGCCACCTGGGCTGTTGTGAAATACGCAGCGGCGGGGGTGTTGCCACCAATTACCGACGAATCAATCGTCGAATTCGTAATGGTTAACCCTGACTGTATAGGGCTAATTGGTGGAAAAAACGGCGTTCCCGCGGGGCCAACAAAGTATTGCAGCGTGAACGTTGGTTCAGGGCCAAAAACACCCTGAACCGGAACGATGTTGATGGTCTGTTTGTTGGCGACCTGATTGGTCATGGTTTACCCCGCGGCCAACGGTGTCACATAGCATTCGCCGTTTGCAGCCGTGCCAATAATACGGATGTAAAACGTATTGCGCGGGGCTGGAACCACAATCGGGTAATTCATGCTGGGGGGCAAAATAATCCCAGGCGTTGAATTGCCGGTGGTTGGAACAGCCGGTGTTGCTGTGCTGGCAGCCGTTGTGGCCAACGTTACAACAACGGAAGCCGTGCCGGTATTTATCAGCCCCACGTAATTGTTTTCAACGTTGGATTTGGGTTCGATTGCCAGGGCGGTTGAAGCGGAAGCCGGAACCGTAATTCGGTAAGTCGGCCCATTTGGTCTAAAACTTGGCAGCATATTCGTTCCCCTTTCTTGGGAAATTATAAAGTTTCAAATAGAAAAAGCCACCCCTTTTGGGGGCGGCTTTCCCGTTTATTTTCCCATCCGATTAAGGAAGGAAAGTTAGGTCGTAACCGTAAATGAACACGTCAGCGGTGGCTGCTGCGCCCTGTGCGGTCGTGCAACGGATATACAACGGGGTTGTAGTGATCGAAGCGGTCGAAGTTGCAGCGGTTACAACAACGGCGGTGGTGCTGTTGTTGCCACTCAAAGCATACGCCGATTTCACCGCAGTACCAGTTGCACCTGGGCCGGTATAAACGGCCAATTGTGCGGTAGTCAAACTGGTTGATGCGTTGGCAACGATGATGCTTTGAACGCTGACGTTACCAGCCACCAAAATGGGGGCGATGGTATCTGCGACTGCATTCAAATCAACGCCCTGGGCCGATGCAATCAGGCGTAGCGCCTGGTTGGTTGCAAGGTTTGAGGGGTGATTACTAGCGGTTACTGCTGGGCCTGGATTAGACATGATCTGTTTCCTTTCTTGGTTGTCGGTTGATGATTAGGCCGCAACGCGGCAAGCCAATTCGGGATACAAAGGCGCCCAACCATAAAGAACGTCCAAACGTGTAGGAATGGAATCGTTATTTATCGTATATTGCCTCACCACACGGATGGAAAGTCCCAGTTCCTTATCGGAAGCGCGGCCAGCGAAATGAACGCCATCAGGCAATTCCAAGTCGGCAGTAGCCAACGTGAACGCATTGCGGTGCATGATGATGTTTTGTGGGCTGACTTCGCCGCTGTTTGCGAACGGGGTCACCACGGCGGTTGCGCTGGTAGCAGTAACAGTCACGTTTTGGAATTGACCGCCGGTGATGATGGCGGGCGAAACGGTTACTTGTGTGCCAGGTGTAGTTGCAACGTTGGTTGTGGCAGTCACAACGAAGTTGCGAAGTTTGCCTGAACCGTAGGCTGCGCGGCTTTGTGGGTTAACTGCATATACGCCAGCAATTTGGATTACGTCGCCCTGGTTCAAAGTCAAACCAGCGGATGCAACCAAAGTGATGGTGGATGTAGAAGCCCAGCCGGTGGACAACGAACCAGTAAAGGTCGAAGTGTTGGTGGCCAAAGTTCCGGTGTAATTGCCGAAAGTTTGGTTTACAACGTTCTGATCCATTTTCCAGTTCATGCCGCCCGAATCACGGCCCATAAGACCTTTTTGGAATTGGGTGCTGACTTGGTTTTGTGGATTGAACAAACCTTTGAGGCTGTCAACAATGGTCGCGCTGGTGAACGGCTCAATGATGCAAGAACGACGACCATCGCGTGGTGCGCCTTCAGAATCAAGGTATGCCTGGCCAGTCAAATAAGTGATAAGACCAGTTGGGGGCGTACCAGCAGTTCCCACGATGTTGGCGGTATTGTTTTTCGCCATGGAAAGACCGTCAAAGTCAATCTTGTTGGCAATGGCAGCAATAGCCGGTTTCAACACGCGGTCGCTGAACATATCAAGCGACAACGCCAAATCCTGGGTCGTGAATTGTGTATCCACGTGGAATTGGGTTGACAGCGTGACAGGGACGCTAGTTTCGTTGAAGTCTTCAACGTTAAGGGCTGGGCCGGTAGTACCGATGAAACGACCAGGACGGCGAACGTTCAGCGTATTACCAATTTTCGCGCCAGTTACAGCAAATTGATCGTCATACTCGCGGTTTACTTCGCTAGTAAAAGTCAATTCGTTTTCCAAGACCATCAACGCTTCGTTGGTGATCTTGCTAATGGTAAGCAAATTGTTGGACATGATTTTTTCCTCAAAAATGGGTTAAATGTCAGCGGATTCTACGTGCTGCGCGGGCTGCTTTCCATTGCTGATACGTTCCATGAAAATTGCCATCGGCATCCGGGCCCGCGTCAACGGTGTTAACTGCACCACGCAGCGGCGAAATCGGCGCTGGCGCTTTTGACTTCCCAACAGTAGGCTTCACTTCAGGGGCGCTTACCTTCGAATCCCTCTCATAACGGGCCTCAATTTTTCCAATTTCGCGGACGGCTGAAACAAGTGACATTTCGGACAACTTTTTTGCAAACTCGGTGTTTTCAGCCAAGTAATACAAAATTCGCGGCCCATGCTCTGATTCAATAATTGCATCGCGCACCGGATCGCTTACGCGAACGTCGCTGCTTTGCACCATGTCGTCAAAGTCCGGCATCTCTGATTTCGCCGCGTTCACACGATCTGCCCAGGCTTTGAATTTCACTTCCTGTTCAGCCGCGGCCTTGCGGTTCAAGTCTTGTTGATCCCGTTCTGCCATCTTTTTATCAGCGGTATATTCGGCCAACGCTTTCGCGTATTCGTACATATCGCTGAATTGTTCCGGCTTGGGTTCTTCGCCAACGTCATCCTGGGGCGCTTGCGCCTGGGGGTTGACCTTGTTTTCCAGTTCCTTCAGCCTGGTTTCCAGTTGTTCACGTTTTTCACGTTCTACACGGGCTTCCTCGCGGGCCGCTTCACGCTGTTTTGTGATCTCTGAAAACCGCCTTTCCAATTTTGGATTAGGTTTGCGTTCCTTCTGATCGTCTTCTGTTGTCGCGTCATTCCCTTCCCGATCTTGTCCACTCTGATCGTCCGCATCCGGCTCGGCAACGGCGCTTTTCGCGTCTTCGTTGGCCGCCACGGGGGCTGCGGGTTCCGAATCAACTAAACCAAGTTTTTGGGCTGTGAATTCCGCTAAATTCTCGCTTGTTACGATGTTACTCGCCAGGCGTTCTTGTACTTCCGACATAGGTTTATCCTAAGAATTAACCCAATGAAAACCCATTGGTAGGTTGTGGGTTGATTTTCAACCCGAATAGTTACATTGTCAATCACATCATGCCAGGTTGCATATTAGGCTGCATTCCAGGCTGCTGCGGCTGCTGCATTGGTGGCTGCATTTCCGGCTGCATCATGGGTTGCGGCTGCATCAATTCCTGGCCAGCCTGAATGAACGGGTTTTGCGTTTGATTGACTTCCATTTCGGCAAATGCGGACGCTTGCTGTTGTTCCTGGTTGCGTCGTTCCATTTCCGCGGCCAATGCTTCCGGCGTAATACCAGCCAATATCAAGCGGGTCATAACGTCCAATTCCATTTTGTTTTGGTCGGTAACCGCTTTCATGTTTGACTGGTTGACCTTGGCTTCGTTGATTGTGTCGGTGTTGTAGGCGCGTGAAATCACGTCCATCAACTTGCGGCGGTTGCTGCCGTCTTCCTTCATTTGCGCCACCTGGCCGCGGTTGTTGATTTCCAACTGCAACGCAATCATTTGCTGTTCCATTTGGGCAATTTGCTGCTGCTGCGCCAGCATTTGCATTTGCGCTTGCGGCGGGATATCCGATTTGTCGTCGATTTTGGACAACGGGTTCATAGCCGCCAAGCGGTCGGCAATGATATCGGCGCCAGGGAAATCCATGTTGCGGAACAGCAAATCGCCCGCGGCCTGGAACACTTGGGGTTCGACCATCAACGGCATCATGGCTTCGACGGCTTGCTGGCGCTTGCTGTTGTAGCCTGGGCCGGTGTCCATCACCACGTCGTACAAACCAACCGTGACGTTGTTCAACACTTCGCCGGTGGCTTCCACTTCGTTGATTGTCACCAGGTCGGGTTTGCCGTCCACGCCAATGATCCGCAAAACGCGCTGGGTGTCGTAAATTTTGGGAATTAAGTCCAGGATCACTTTGCCCGTGTGCTTAATGCTGCGGGTCATGTTGTCGTAAAAGTGGAAATTTGACAGGTCAACTTGTTGCTGCTGGCCTTGCAAGGCTTTGCCGGAAATGTTGCCTGGCAATGCCTGGGACGGGTCAAAAATACCCAACACGGTTTTCAGGTCGTCAGCAATCGCGCCAGCGGCCACCATGATGCCTTCGGGCGGTGGTTCAGGCTGAATGCGGGTTGGCACGGGCGCCGGTACGCCTTCAATGTCTTTTTGCTTGTAACGTAAAACGGGCGTGGATTTGATGTTGGCCATCGCCCATTCGGATTCGTGGCCTTCGTCCTGGCCTTCAGCAATCAGCCATTTTGGCTTGGGCGCCAGGGCGATGCTTTCGGTCATACTGGTGCGCCAAAAGTTGTACATCCGCTGCGGGTCTTTTGCAAACCGCACCAAACCGTATTTTTTGCGCTTGCCTTCGATAATCATTTGTGCGCCATAGCACGGAATGATTGGAATGTACTTGCCCGCCCATTCCTTTTCTTCCAGGATTTGCATGGCGGTCATCTTGCACCACTTGACCTTTTTGCGGTAGGACGGGCGCTTGTCCATGATTGTGATCTTGCTGGCGTCCAGCAATTCAGGGCTGGGCAATTCGTCTTCAAACACCTTTGTGCCGTCGGACAGCATCACCAGGGTGGCGCGTTCGCGTTCCACGTACCAGTATTCGGCAATGCGGATATCCTCACGGGTTACCCATTCCGCGGTGTCATCACCGGTCGCCCTGGGCAAAAATCCCGATCCGTCGTCGGCTTCGGGATATTGCTCACGAAACGCCCGTTTGGACATAAC